CCGCTAATTCAAAAATTGTAAACATAATTATTGATTTAGAAACAGCAGCTAACACCACAACAAATATTAGTGTTGGTGATACTGTAGGCGGCGCAGCGTCTCTTATTAATACTCTTGCTTCTGGAACCACTGTGGGCATCAAAGCGTTAGGTATTTCTGGTGGTGGTACACTTACCTGGAAGAATACTGGAACTTCAGATTTAAAATTAACAGCTACTTCAAGTGCAGCATGTAATGCAGGATCGGTGGTTATAACAATAATGTATGCTCAAGCTTTTAACACTGTTGTTCAAGATTAGTAAGAGGATTTTTAAATGGCTAATTCAGACGTAACAAGCAAACGTCTGACGGGAACAGGCGCGGCGGCTGTTGGTCGCGCACGTTTACGGCAGATACAAGTTCTTACAGGCGGCGGCGCAGGTAGACTTACCTTGACTGACGGGAACGGGGGTTCAACCGTTTTGGACATTGATTTCTCTCAAGCTCAAACACATTCGGTAAACATTCCTGATGAGGGTATTTTATTTACAAGTGACATACATGTTTCTGTTGCTACTAATATTACAGCAATGACTCTTTTTCATAGTTAGGATTAAATATGGCTTCAGACGTTACCGCTACTCACCTTACATCAACAGGAACTGTTTTTGCAGGCAGGGCCAGAATAAAGGCCATTCATTATACTTGTGGATCAAGTCCTACTTTGATTTTACGAAACGGCTCGGGAAGCGGAAGCATATTATTAACAATGGTTTTTGCAAACAACACCGATGATAATGTCTATATTCCTGACGAAGGCATGCTTTTTCCTGACGGATGCCACGCAACCTTAACTAATATAAGTAATGTAACGGTATTTTTTAATTGAGGTAATAATGGCTACTACAAAAGATGTTGAGCGTTTACCCAGTGGCCGAATAAAATATCGGGGGGAAACCTTTGCAGGATTTAACAAACCAAAAAGAACTCCAGGGAAAGCCAAAAAAAGTGCGGTTTTGGCTAAAAAAGGTACAGATGTTAAGCTTGTCCGGTTTGGAGACAGTAAAATGTCGATTAAAAAAGATCAACCAGCCCGACGTAAAAGTTTTCGCGCAAGACATAATTGTGACACGGCAAAAGATAAATTTAGCGCCAGATACTGGTCATGTAAGGCGTGGTGAAATGAAAGTAGAAGAGGTTTTAAAATTACTCGAAAAGCATGAATCTGAATGTAATGATCGTTACAAAAAGATTGATAAACAGTTGGATAGATTAGACATGCGTCTATGGGGCATAGCAGTTTTAATCGTTGCCACCGCAATTGCAGGAAAGTTTTTATAATGGCTTATTCAAAGAAATCAAAAAAGGCTCAAAAGAAAAGTAAAGGAAGTAAAATTTGTCCTGCTGGAAAAGCGTGGGCAGAAAGAACTTTTGATACTTACCCCAGCGCTTATGCCAACATGGCGGCATCTAAATACTGTAAAGATCCTAATTATGCCAAAGGGGCAAAGGGGAAGAAAAGTGGGTGAGCTTAAAAAGTGGCGGGATCAAGATTGGGTAAGGATAGGTACTGATGGTGAAATCAAAGGTAAATGCGGCACTTCAAAGGATAAAAAGAATCCTGACAGGTGTCTTCCAAGGTCTAAAGCGAATAATCTTTCGAAAGCCGAAAGAGCAGCCACTGCCCGAAAAAAGAAAAAAGAAGGTAGTAAAGGCAAAACATCCGTCAAAAACACAAAAGAAGCCGAAGTTAAATTTGCAAGATTCGGGGGCGAAATCGTCAACCAAAAACCGAAAAGAGAAACTCCGAAGAAAAATCAAGAAGGGGTAATTGCACGAGGGTGCGGGCAAATAATGGAAAACCGAAGAAAAAGAACCAAAGGGTCTGCTTCTTCATAATTTAAAAGGAAGTTAAAATGAATAAGAAAAAAAAGGGCAGCAAAGTAGGCGGAGCAAGAGTTCGCACAATGTCTAAAGGTGGAGCAATGGGCGGTAAAAAACCTAAACGTATGTCTAAAGGCGGAGCGATGGGCGGTAAAGTAAAGCGCATGTCTAAAGGCGGAGCGATGGGCGGTAAAGTAAAGCGCATGTCTAAAGGCGGAGCCGCTGGGGGCAAAGTAAAACGTATGTCTAAAGGTGGAGCGATGGGTGGTAAAAAACCAACTATGATGATGGGTGGCGGTGCGACTATGACTTTATCTCAATTGAGAAAAGCTGCGGGCCAGAAGGGTTACAAGTTAATAAAGTAATGGCTTATTTACATTCTAATGTGCCCTACTTCAAAGCATGGGTTCGCCGTGAATACACTCATAACCATGAGAAGTACCACGGCGAATTTTTACACGCTATGGTTATTGGGGTCACAACGATGCCCAACCGTTGTTTAAGTTTTCAAGTGATGTTCACTGGAAATGAGGCGGACGGAGAAGAGGAGGATACGGTTCATGGAGGGGCCATGTGGGCAAGAATGCCTTTAACGGCTCTTGTTGCGGATATTCCTTTAGATGATTGGCCCGAACCAATGGAAACATATGATGCTCAACCCTGGGATTGTGCTTCATATCATCACTCTGTATTTATTATGGATAGGGCCACACCTTGTCCCTGGTTAGCAAAAATAGATGGACAAATGTTACCTGCAAAATATTTATTTACGGTTGATTATTCTGAGAGTGAAATTGCCGATGATCCTGCACAACACAAACAAAGTCATGTTTTGCAATTACTGGATGCAGGAGAGTGGACCGGAAACATAGTAGCTTTACCAAATAATCGGGTAAGAGTTACGCATCCCGCTTGGTTTGTAACAGGTGAAGGGGCTCCTGACTTTAAACCCTCTCAACATATACACTATTCAAAAAGTGATTTAGACTATACACTTGACGTGAATAGGGTGTTTGACAACCTTTACAATGAGGATTGAATATGGCCGTCTCTAACAGTAAAGATTTTGAATTAGATGTAGCGGAATACATAGAAGAGGCCTTTGAACGTTGTGGTTTAGAGGTTCGTACTGGTTATGATCTCAAAACAGCTAAAAGATCTTTAAATTTATTGTTAGCAGAGTGGGCAAACAGGGGTCTAAATCAATGGACTATCAAGCAACGCAGCTTTACAGTCACGCAAGCCGATGGAGACATTGATTTAGGCAATGATGTAATAGATGTTCTGTCTGTTGTCATACGCAGAAGTAATACTGATTTTTCCCTGAGTAGAGTAAGCCGGGACACTTTTTTATCTATTCCTGTTAAAACAACGCAAGGAAGACCTTCTCAGTTTTTTTTAGATAGACAAGTAACGCCAAATCTTAAAATTTGGCCTGTACCAGAAAATAGTACGGATGTTATTGTATATGATGCTTTGACTAGGATGGATGATGCGGATGCACAAGTAAACACTTTGGACATGCCTTTTAGGTTTTACCCGTGTTTAGCTGCGGGGTTAGCTTATTATATAGCTTTAAAAAGAGCGCCTAATCGTCTTCAACTTTTGAAAGCTTTGTATGAAGAAGAGTTCGAAAGAGCTATGACAGAAGATAGAGACAGGGCTTCTTTTAACGTAGTTCCACAATATCAATATTTAAGGACAACTTGATGGCGAAGTTTGCTTCTGGTAAAAACGCTTACGCTATATCTGATAGGTCCGGTTTTCGTTACCGCTATAGAGACATGCGTAAAGAGTGGAATGGAGCATTAGTAGGAAAAGACGAGTTTGAAGCAAAGCAACCACAATTAGGACCGTTTAGAAAAGTAATTGATCCCCAGGCATTACGAGATGCACGACCTCCTTCAGAAGTGGAATCTGAAAGAGCCATTCAATACGGCTTTATGCCAGTTGGTTTTAGAGAAATTTCTGGCATCACTCCTCCTAATAATTTAGTTGCTATCGGAAGTGTGGGAACTGTAGTTATTAATCCAGTTTCCACTGATGATGTGTTAGTGGGTGTAGGGGCAAGCGGATTAGTTGGATCGGTTACGGTTAATCCTAGCACAACTGCTCCAAGATTTGATAGTACATCGGTAACACT